AGTTTGTGGTGTCAATGTACCAAATGATAATTCAAGTTCATTAGATTTTCTAAAAAGATCATAATCGATAACTTGTGGCGCAGATAAGTAAATGCTAACATTTTTACGATTTAAAATTATGTTAGATTCATCGTCGAGTATTTTAGATTTTTTATTGTCAATGTTTTGTTGTAAACCATATCCAATATCGAGACCAGGTAATTTTCTAAACACATCAAAGTATTCTTCACCATATGTGAATGGTTTATCTTTTGTTTTTATTACCTTTGTTCTACCAGTGAGATTTGAATTTTCAACATCTAAAATGGTTGATGAACGATGTTCTAACGTACTTCTGTACCAAGCACCTTTTTGGAAAAATATATCACTTATAGGATCTACAGCTTTTCTTGGGAAAACACTATTTTCTTTTACTGGATAGCCTTCTCTTGTAAATGTTGTCGATCCTGTTGTTGTACCAGTAACATATAAATTAGTATCTTCGTCATATTCAACAGTAATATTTATTTTATTACCCGCGATTACGTCGTATATATCACCCTCTAAATCATTACTATTTGGGAATGATATTACTTTGTATATATATTCATCAATTTTAATCATTGGCTCAGGTGCACCTAAAAATTTTAATAAAAATTCAATAGATTTACGAGTACCTTTTGATTTGTATATCTGAGCTAAATTAACCAAAAGACGTCTATAAAATTCATATTCCGCATCAACAAAATTATATCCCATCGACACACCGTTATACGTTGATGCCGATCTTGTATATAATAATTTATCGAATTCTTTTTCGTCAGTTAATGAAATTGTTTCTAAGCCTAATGTATTTGCTAAATTTTTTAATAAAATATCAGGAATGTTATTAATCCCATCATAGCTCACATTTCTCATGTAAGCAATATTTTCTATATATTTTTTTACCTTGTCAAAACTTTGTCCATAAAGTTGAAAAACAGATTCCATTTTCTTCTCTTCACTATCAAACTCGAATAGCTGTGGTGATGTCATGAATCGTATGAATAAGTTAGATTTGTAATTATCTATTTCATCTGATAAATCATTAAGTTCTTCAATATATTGTTCATAGTCTAATCCAACTATTTTAATATTCCAATTATCTTTTGATATTGGCCAAGTAACCGCTAAATCTAATATTACCGTTCTTGTTTGGTCAAAGCTATCTCGTGGTACTTTAAAAGTTGCTGTATACTTTGGTGATGTTTCTCTATTTAATAATACCGCTTCTAAATCATCTAATCCACTAAAAAATTCTTCAGTTACACTATCTGTTGGTCTTATTAATATATTTTCAGTATATCCTGACGCGTTATTAAATGGATTACCATTTACCACTAATGTTATCGCACCATCATTTGGTTGAATATAATCGATAATTCCATATGTGTTGCCTGATATTTCTATAACATATTTTGTATATGAAGAATAAAAATCACGTATTTTATTATTAGATTCAGGCTGTACTGAACTATTAGGTTTTTCAAACTTTACGTCTAAAGGATTATATAAAATTTGAAAGTCAACATTAAACTCAGTAGTATCGTCTTGGGCATCATAAACAATATTAAATGCAGTTTCTTCTTTTATCTTTCTAAAACTATTTTTATCAATTAATACTGCTGCAGGGTATTTTTTTATTATACGTACAATAGACGCAACAATTCTTTCCTTTAAAGATCCGAAAAGAGATTTTGACGCATCTGTTTTTGATGATCTAAATTTTATTTCTCTTTTTCTCGTTTCTTCTTTTTGTGTTGTTTCAAATTCTTTTTCTTGTTTAAGATCGTCCAAAGTCAAAAACTCTGAAAATTTAGCAGTAATAAATTTTTTACTATCTTTTTCAGGGATTGTTCTATCAACCGTGAAAACTGTATTTGTTAATTGACTACTTCCATCGGTTATTTGTCTACCAACTAAACTATCACTAAAAGTATCTGCACCAGTTGCTGCTTGACTTGGGACTTTTCTTCTTGCCATTATTCTGTAATATCGTCAAAATTTAATGTTTGATCTATGTTTGTTCTTTCTTCACGAATTTCAAATAAAGTTTCGTTAAACTCATCTTTAATTTCGTATAGATTATATTGCTTATAGATGCTATTGTTATTATTGTTATCGTATATTGTATAGATACCTGATGAGATCGCCTTACTTTGATTACCATATAGCGCGTGTGCCAATGTAGACTCATCATGTTCAACCATCTCAATTTCCAATGTTGTTGGATTTAAGTATGTATTAGTTAATATTATTTTTTGACTAGGTACACCAATATATGGAACGGTATTGGGTTTACTTGATGGTGCTGATGATGGTGTTACAGTTAAAAACATTAAATTACTTACACTATTTGTATACTGATACCTAACAGCTTTTTGTGTTGTGCTTGTTACATTAGACACTATTGGTGTACAATAAAATGACGAAGTTACTATTCTATAAAAATTAGGAATTTTAGCATTTGTTGTTGTGTCGACATATTCAATTCTATAACCGACCAACCCTTGTGGGGTGAATTTATTTCTATCTTCACTTGGAACGTTAGTTAAATTAATTATGATTCCCCTAACCGATGGTAATGATGCTAATACCCCACAATCCGCAATTGATGTCCTAATTTGTTTAGGTCTAATGTGTAATGTATATATACCTAAATCAGAAAAATCATCTGATGCTAATTTAAGATTATATAATCCACCTAATATTTCCGTATTGACCGCATCTGAATCATCAGTAGTGTCAGAATTATGTAAAATTGGTGTTAAAATATCTTCTGAATCTAATTTTTTTAATGTAACAGGTGCGCTAGCCGTTCTACCCGAAACATAGTGTAAATATATTTCAACATCTGATGGTGAAACGTCTGCGGGTCTAATTGTACCGTAACTTCCTACTGCCATAACTTTTTATTATAAATATGTTTTTTATTGTTTTCTTATATTAAAATATCCATTTCCGTAAATTTCTATTTCTCCGATGTTATCTATTTCACCTAATCTGAAATTTTTTTCCATTACCCCTTGTTTACCTCTCTCCACAAAAACATCTGAATATACTGTTGGTTCATCGACAAACCCTAAAAAATGTTCATCACGACTAATCATATTGTTAAAAACTTCTTCTTTAGTGAACCCTACGGTAGATCCAGTAATCAATGTGTACCCATCAGCATAATCTCTATATGTTAATACCATTGTGTTACTGTTGTTAGTATATGTGAAACTATAACCGCTATAATTTCCATTTGCGTCAGTTCCTGTTGATACACCTGTGTAAACATTTTCTCCATATTTTTTTAATTCTAAAATTCTGCTACCACCAACACCAAGATATGTAAATGTAGTATGTCCTGTTGTATTGGTAAAGTCTAAATCATTAATATAATTAATTGTTTGCCCTGTCATATGTGTATACGCGGGTATTGTTACTGTAGTAAACTCACCAAGTTCGTTAGATATAACTGATGGGTTTATGAACGGAACCTTAATTATTTTAGATAGTGTTTCCTTTGTCCATGGAGTATCTAACGATATTTTTATTGTATATTCACCACTAGTTGCATATGTGTGTGACAATGAAGGTAAGTTATTACCAATAATACCATTATTTACTGTTAATCCTGATGTACTACCATCACCCCAATTAATCGTAAACTCCTGTTCAACAATTTGTTTAAACTTTTCAGGATTTGTTGTACCATAAATAATAACTTGATTAGTTGATGTAACACCACTATATGAAAAATTAACAATTTGTTCTACCTGTTCAATATACCCGTCAAAACCAACCATCACACCCATTTCATCTGAAGTCGCTTCTAAAAATAATGGTATATTGTAATCAGTTTCGGGTTTATATAATATATTTATTTTTTCATTTCTCATTTCTTCTCATAAAATACTATTGGATCGTTACTCTCACCAATTCTACTTCCTGTTCCTGAACTATTGTAACGAAATATTTGATAAGAATAATCTGTTTTATCAATAACTAATTTATAATACATATCATCGGATTCATTTACTTCGGTGCTTAAATTTGATTT